GGTCGGCTGTATCTGAAGCTGTACCTGGCCCCAGGACACACGAGCGTCGATCACCGTCACCTCGATCACCAGGCCGGGGACTCCGTGGTAGGTTGCGGTCTGGTCTATGTACTTCGCCAATTCGATTGCCGTCATCGTGTCACGTTCTCCTCGTTCAGATTTGGCTGTAGCAGCCATCAGGAGGCCGTAGGAGGTGCCTACGGCCCCCGCATGGGTGCTACAGCCTATCGGCTCCAGAGAATGCGGCTCACGGTATCGATTTCGGCCAGGTCTGCGTTGGCATCGCGCCATTCGGCCTCTTCGGCTTCGGCCTCGTAGCAGCCCACGCAGATCACCGCGCCGTCGATGATCCGGTAGTCGGATATTCGCTCAAGCGCCTCGTCGGGTTGGTCGCAATTCACGTTGTCGCAGAATCTCATGATCTCGCCTCCCGGTTTGCTCGTTTTATTTTGTATTCTCTATACTCTGAATTGCTAAGCCCGTTGAGGTACTCCCGATGTGCTTTGAGTACCGTCTTGCAGTCCCTGAGCAGTTCTTCTCGCTGGAGTTCTTCTCGCTGGATATCTTCTGTCATGCTCACGCCTCCGGTTGTGTATTTGATCGCCTTTCGGTGATCACTGAGGGGGCCGTGGCATCGGCCCCCCGGGTGATACTCGAAAGCCTAGTTGTTCAGCGCCGGGCGTAGTTAGCGTATGGCGGGAATTGTGATGCCTAACAATTGCTTACCCTTAGCCGTTGCGCGTGCGTTGCCATCGCATTCGCCACAGTCAGCGCATTGTATTCTGCCATTGCTGGTAGCTTCCGGACACATGCGCTCGTTTTTGCGCGGCTGTTCGCCAACTGCTAGCACGCGGTATGTTCTCAAGTTTAGTGATGCGGCCAGCGCAAGCGCCGCATCTGTATCCGGATGCGTTTGTGGGTCAATTGATGCCATGGCGATATCGGCCATATGTGGCGACGTTTGCCACTGGTGTGTGTAGGATGTGCGTTTCCGGTCTGATATGTGCAATTCGTCCCATACGCGGCGTTCTACCGATGCCGGGTCGCCATATGCGCCGTCACGCAATCCTAGCGGGTCGGTAGCGTGATCTATCTTGCTGCAACGTGTGCGGCTATGATTGCCACTTTTCGGATAATCCGCCGTGTAAAGGTGTGTGTGCTTTAGCTTGCAATCTTGCTCACACGGTCCAGGACATCGACGCAATTTCGCGATGCGTTTGGCCGCTTCGGATGGTGTGACGTGTTCGACGTTACCGTTTGCGTTTGATTGCCATGCGCCATCTGGACCACGCACCTTGTCGACATAGCAAGGTATCAGATCGGTGTCGGTGTTTTGTTTCTTTGCCAGCGCGACAAGTATCGGCCGCATGGCGCAATTGCCACATACGGTTTCATCCGCGCCTATCTTTGCGGCTTCAGATGGCGACATATCAGCGCGTAGGATATACGCTTGTAGCATGTCGCCCGTTTTGGTATTTATGCTAGGCGTTTCGAAGCCCGTCACGAGCACGATCGTACGCGTGCCGTCTACCAGTGACGGGCCATCATATACGCATAGTGTGTTTGCGTTCATTCTGTACCCTCCTCAATCCGTGCTTTGATCTGTGCGGCTTCGGCTGTGCTCATGAAGCCCTCCGATATCATCATTTCAATCTCGTATCTCGTCTCTTCGCTCATGACGTTTTCACCTCTTCGACAGTAGGAGCTACTTAGTCCAGGTAGAAGCCCGACCATAGGCGCTGGGTATCAGTCAGCGCCACTGTCGAGTCGCCTATGGCTTCTACAACGTAGTCGTAGCCGTCCGACGTGAGCGGGTTCTCCAAGAACACTTCGCAGCCGTCGCAATGTTGTGGCGTATCGGACTCGCCGCCGCCGTCGCCATATGGGCCTTGGGGGTACTGGTCAGAGTCGTCTGTATCCATGGGTAGGTTCTGCCAGGCTATTTGGTTCTTGATCTGGGCAGCGCACGACTCGCACCACAGTGCCGCCTGGTAAATGTAGGTATTCACGTTCTCGCCTCCGGTGTTATTTGGACTGCTTAGCCCATGACTACCGCTAAGGTACTGGCCTTAGCGGTAGGGTATGGAATATTCAGTTTTTCGATATTAGGTTTTGGAGACTTACACGGTCACGGCTGCGAACTCTTATGTTTCCTGCTACTACCGTGGTCTGCGTCGAGGTCGGCAGGCTTTGCACCCTGCCTTTTCACTCTGTCTAGTCCTCAAGGTCAAAAGGGTCTAGACGCTCGCACGGTTTCGCTTTGTTTCACGTGTTCCGCTGCTCTCTCCGATCCCACATCGGCTAACCTCATATCCACGGGTGGACATGTCCACACCCTGTGCACCGGGTGGACATGTCACACCCTAGAGGTTGGTACGTTGGGCTATGTGGTCAAGCCGCCCATCGGCTCGTTTCGCTCTTCTCTCTCTGTATCTCCCTGCCCCCGCTGGGGCCGCCGTCGGTGTGTGTTGTTCAGCTATGGGACAGCTACAAGAATACGCCTAGCTGGTGCACCTGTCAATACCTATTCTGTTCTAATTTAGCTAGGGGCCAGGTCTAGGAAGTAGGGAATTTTGTTCTACTTTTGTAGCTAATTCGGCCTCGGATCGTGTTCTGAAAAGCACGCCTTCAAGATTCGTTTTGCACTAGCTGCCGTGGCTGTGTTACTAATAGCACTATGAACACGATCAAAACGCTACCCGCTGCCGCTGGTCTGGACTCTGAGACGCAAGACTTCAGGGACTCGCCTAGGGACTGGGGGTTGCCTGAAGACTTGCAAGTATTGGGCCGCCACGCTAAAGGCACCTGGCAGCGGCAGCAGCGGTATCTAGCAGCCTATGCGAAGGAGCCTATACAATCCCGTGCTGCTGCTGCTGCTGGGATCAGTAGCGAGGCTGCCCGGCTCTGGGATCGTGGCGACGTGCTACGCTTCCGGGATCGGCTGGCTGATGCTCGATCCCGCTTCGATGGCCGCCTGGAAACTCTGCTACTCGATCTGATAACAGCGACTGATAAGCCCAATCCGCTGCTAGTGATGTTCACGGTCAAGAAGTGGCTGCCTGCCTACCGTGACACGGCGCAGCCTATCGACGGGACTGCCCGGGACGTGCTCGACGCTATCACGGCAGGCACCAGGCAGCGGCTAGGACAGCGGCAGGCGTGACAGAGGCGGCGTTTGCGGCAGATAGGACCGCGAGGGGGCATGGCTTAGATCGGTCCGAACCGGTCTCTAAGGTGACCTCCTATAACTTTTGAGACGTAAAGAGACTCTCTTAAGATCTTAAGAGTCTTAAGAGTCTCTTAAGAGTCTCTTAAGAGTAGCTAAGAGGTTGTTTGCTGGTACTAGATGCTGGTACTAAGAGTCTCTTAAGAGCTTCTTAAGACTCTTAAGAGTATCTAAGAGTAATCTAAGAAAGACTTAAGATTAAGAATCCCCTCTTCCTTAATGGTTTCTCCCCTTTCCTGGGAGGGTGAACCCGCAACCCATTGCGGTTTCACTTGTTCGATATTGCGGGTTCACTTTATTGGGCTATGAAAAATCACCAGTGAAAAAAACAGGTTCGTTTGTTTGGCTGCGTCCCTGCCCTGATACGGTGTGGCCTCAACGTCTACCTAGTGGTTTGAAGTACCATTTATGGCGTTCTGGGCCAGATGCTGTTAGGGCGCTGTGTGGGAGTATGAGGGCTGGGGAGTATACGGTGATGCTACGTCCAGCAGATTCTGAGCAAGACGCTCGGGCTTGGTCGTTGTGTGTAAGATGTAGGAACCTGATTCCCCAAGAGGCCCGTGGCTGATGCAATGTGACTGGTGCCAACTGAGACTTAGGGTCCATCTGCCTTTTTGGGCATGGTGGAATGAAAAGGAGTCAAGAGTGGTTGGCTTGACGTTGAAAAGGGGAGAACTCCGCAGAATTATGAGTATGTTGGACTGGCGCGGAGCAAGGGTTGTAGTTGAAAGAGGGGTTAAATTTGAAAGGGGCGCTGGGTTATAAGAGGAGCAATGGATCTATGACTAAGAAGGCGGATTCCAAGGATGTTGGTGGTTTGGGGTGTGATGTTTCTGAGAAGGGGTACGCGGAAGGGTACAGCGAGGGGTTTCGTTTGGGGTATGATCAGAGGGGCGAGGATGATAAGCGGGTATTGGAGGAGCGGATGTTGCAGGAGAGGCGTCGGGCAGTAGCTCAGTGGAACTAGGGGGGCGATATGCCGATACATACGAAGAAGTTTAAGGGCCTCAAGACCAAGAAGAAGTGACTCTAGCAACCGCTGTACAGACACTTGAAGACACCGAGAGGCTCTTCGAGGTGGTGGACTTCCAGCCGTGGCCCGAGCAGGCCGAGATCATCTACTGTGACGCCCGATACATCATCGTTACCGGTGGTGAGCAGGGTGGTAAGAGCCTAACCACGTCCAAGCTGTTCCTGAAGCGGTGGCCCGAGGATATGGCTACTCGTTGGGATGGGGACCGGGCGCTTCTGTACTGGCTCGTGGGGTCCGACTACGCCAACACCGAGGAGGAGTTCAACTATATCCGGGATGATTTCGTCCAGATATTCGGTGTTGGTGCCGTCAGGGCCAGTAAACGGGTAGATCCCGGCTATATCGAGATCACCATGCCCGACGAGAACAAGCCTCGTATCAGGGTAGAGACGAAATCCGCTAAAGATCCCCGAAGACTTGCGAGAACCGCACCCAACGGGATCATGGCGTGCGAGGCGTCCCAGCTAGATATCACCAGCTTCCACCGCATCGATGGCAGAACCGCGCCGCGTAGGGGCTGGATGATGCTGTCGGGGACGTTGGACGGGTCGATGGGCTGGTATCCCTCGGTAGCGGAGGCGTGGAAGAACGATCACGGTGAACGTCGCGGTTTCGAGTTGCCCTCATGGGTCAACCGGTCGCTGTATCCAGGCGGACGTAACGACCCTGA